TCTGTACCTGGAACCATCCGACCATCTTCCTGACATCGGGAAAATGGTCCACACGGCTATTTTCTCTACCTAGAAATGGACGGCCTTAGAAAACAAAGGCTTTCTTGCGCGGTTTCTGGTTTTGGTAACCACAATGGCTACCAGAGATGAAAAACGCCCTTACAGTTGCCCGAATCCGCGCATTAGAGACTCAAGCGAGGCGTTACAAGGTCACAGATGGGCGCGGCTTGGCTTTGGAGGTGCGGCCGAGCGGAAGAAAGACGTGGCGTTTGCGCTATACGCTTCGCAGACAGCGCACAGAGATTAACCTGGGCCGATTCCCTCACCTCAGCCTTGCGGATGCACGACAGAGGCGCGATGTGCTTTTGTCGGCTATCTCCGAGGGAACGTCTCCGGCTGAACAGCGCCGCAAGGAAAGACTTGCGGAAGAGCGCGGCGAAACTGTTAAAGCGTTTAGCGAGAAGTATTTGACCGGATATGTACAGCGGCGGCGGCGGGATGTTGCGCCCATGCGCCGGTATTTGGAACGGGATGTGTATCCGGTGATTGGCAACCGGGCAATCGGCTCGATCCACACAGACGATGTGCGAGAGCTGATCTTCAAGCGCGTTGAGGACGGCAAGCCGCAAAGCGCATTGGCTATTCGTAACTTGCTGAAAAGATTGTGGGATTACGCGCTTGTGCGGGGCGTTGCGGATACGAATCCGCTGGCTGCGATCCCGGCAAAGTTTGTGGCGGAGATGAGTGAGCGCAACCGGGCGCTGAAACCGCCAGAACTTGCAGCGTTTCTCAAGGCCCTGCAAACAGCGCGAATTCGCCCGGATTTAAAAACGGCTTTCTGGCTCATTCTGTTGACGTTGACACGCAAAGGCGAGACACGGCGCGCACGCTGGGATGAGTTCGATTTGGACAAAGCGGAATGGGCTTTGCCGGAGGCGCATTCAAAGACAGACACGCCGCTCATCATCCCACTGAGCCAGCAAGCATTGGAGTTGCTGAGAGCACAGCGCGAACGGCATCCACATGCAAGCGTTGTGTTTCCCATGCGCGCCGCCGAACACACACCGATTGCAGCCAGCACGCTGAACCGTGCGTTGAGTCGTATTCATGTGAAGATTGAGCACTTTACAGTGCATGACTTACGGCGAACAGCAGCGACCAACTTGTCAGAGCAAGAGTACAACACGGACGTGATTGAGAAGTCGCTCAACCACAAACTCAAAGGCGTGCGCGGTGTCTACAACCGCGCGCAGTATGCAACCCAGCGCCGCCAGATGTTGCAAGCCTGGGCGGATTGGCTGGACGAACTGAAAGGAAAGTGATGAGCGCAGATATTTCCAACCAAGAGGCTGTCAAACTCATGGCGTATCGTATTGCTTTTGCATTGTTTACGCAGTACAGGTTTGATCCTGTTTCGGACAATCCTCATACTCATGGCGTGATGGGTTTGGCTCGTGCAATTCGTTTTGAATTGGAATGCCTTACCGGGTTACGTGATCCGACCGACACGTCTGGTTGCCAAGACAGGTGAAATTAGCGCGCTTTGCCGGAGCACGGGTAAGACAGAGATAGAGGGCGGCTGCGGGTCGGGCACAGCTTGGCACAATCGGCACGGGGCTTGACAGGCCGGAGTCACCAACCCGTAGTAAGCGGGCTGTGAGGCGCAAGCCAATCCCATAGACCATGTTCCCGAAAGGGCCAGTCGCCACTCTATTGGAGGTTAAGAAAGCCGCATCTCGATGACATGACAGTAGTTGTGAGCAACCAGCGCGGGGATGTGAGCCGCGTTGCCGCTCGCGGGTCCTTCCTGGCGCTGGGAGCGTTGGGGGTGACGCGCTACCCCACGTATGCCCTAGCGCCAGCGATTTTTTGAACGAGTTCCGGTTCCGCACAAATGCCAAAGGCTCAAAACGCGAAAAGCTTCTCTGCACTGACCGTGGTCGATGTGGCGGAGCTGCTTGGCGTCACGGATCGCGGCGTGCGCAAGTGGATCAAAGAGAAAGGCTTACCCGCCAAGAGCGACCCGCGCGGATTCACCCTCAATTGGCCGGATGTTTTGCAGTGGTATGTGGAGTACCGGCTCGACGAAAACGCCGGAACTGGCGGAACTCGCCGCCCCGGAAACGCCCCTGAAGGTTCCGAAGAGCCTCCCGAGACCTTCGATCAGGCAATTTTGCGCAAAACCAAAGCCGAAGCGGACCTGAAAGAGCTGCAATTGGCCCGCGAAGAGGCACAGGTCGTCGCCATCGCGGATCTGGAACGCGTCCTTGCCGCCGCCAACCGCTCCATTCAGACTCAAATCCTGTCCCTGCCTGCCGGTCTGGCTCCCCAACTCATCGGCATGGATGATCGCCAGCAGATTTACGACCTGATCGACCGGAGCTGCCGTTCGCTGCTATCGAACCTCGCCAGCATCGACGCTGTGCTTGAGGCCCATGCCGCCCAGCCAGAGGCGGACGAAGAATGACCTCCCGCGTACATTTCAGTTCAGCGTCGGACCGGTGGGCCACGCCAAAGGATACCTATGCTGCCTTGGATGCTGAGTTCCATTTCGACATGGACCCGTGCCCGCTTGACGGTACCGTTGATGGCCTCGCGCCGCTTCTGTGCCAGTGGGGGGGGCATCGCGTGTACTGTAACCCTCCGTATGGCTCTGGAATTCAGAAATGGCTTCAACGTGGACTTGAGGCCGATCTTGCAGTGTTTCTCATTCCGGCGCGCACTGATACGCGATGGTTCCACGAGATTGTTCTTCCAAAAGCCAAAGAGATCCGGTTTATCAAAGGGCGGCTCAGGTTTGGAGATGCCGTTAACAATGCGCCCTTCCCGTCGATGGTGGTTATCTTTGAGGGGCCGTCATTATGACCCGCGCCTACCAAACCAGCCCCGAGGGCCTGGCCGCGCTCGCCCGCACCTTCACCTCGGCGCACCGGATGTTTCTCCCGCCGGAGCCGCTTTCGCTTTCCGAGTGGTCGGATCGCTACGCCTACATCCCGAAAGAGTCTTCGGCCTCCCCCGGCAAGTTCCACACCGCTACACTGGAGTATCAGCGCGGCATCATGGACGCGGTTACCGATCCAAACATTGAAACGATTGTGGAGATGCTGGCCGCGCAGTCCGGCAAAACGCAAGCCATGCTGAACGCCATCGGCTACTACAGCCATTGGGAGCCGTCGCCGATTCTCTGCGTACAGCCCAGCTTGGCCGAGGCGGAGAAATTTTCGAAAAACCGCGTCGCCAAAATGATTCGCGACACGCCCGTCTTGCGCAATCTGTTTCCCTCGCCGCGTTCACGCGACTCCGGTAATACGCTGCTCAATAAAGAATTCCCCGGCGGCATCCTGGTCATGGTCGGCGCGAATGCTCCCGTCGGCCTGCGCGGCCTGCCCGCGCGTATCATCCTCATGGATGAGGTCGATGGCTACGAGGCATCGGCGGGCACGGAAGGCGACCCGGTTGATCTGGCCAAAAAGCGCTCCACAAAATTCTGGAACCGCAAAGTCGTTCTCATCTCCACGCCGCATATCAAGTACCTCTCTCGCATCGAGGCCGCTTATAACTCCAGCGACCAGCGCCGCTTTTACGTTCCCTGCCCGCACTGCGGAGAAATGCAGCAGCTTGAATGGAAGCGGCTGCAATTCAAAACCGAGGACGTAGAGAACTCCCGCCCGCGCGTGCTCTGGTATCACTACACCTGCGTCAACGGCTGCATCATCGAAGAGCGCTCCAAGCATGAGATGATCCGCCACGGCGAGTGGCGCGCCACGGCGAAATCTCACGACGGCAAGACGGCGGGCTTCCAACTCAACGCGCTTTATGGTGTCGTCGATTGGCTGGATCTGATTCGCGAATGGCTGGAGGCGCAAACCAACTTGGAGCGCATGAAGGTTTTCGTCAATACGAACCTCGCCGAAACGTGGGAGATTCGCGGCACCGGCGCGAACATGACGGAACTGGAAAAGCGCCCGCGCTTCAAGCGGGAGATATTGCCCTCCGGCGTCCTCTGGCTTACTGCCGGAGTCGATACGCAGGATGATCGCCTGGAGTGCAGCCTCTACGGCTGGGGCCTGGACGATGAGCGCTGGGCCATCGAGCACAAGGTATTCAAGGGCGATCCGTCGTTACCGGATACAGACCCGGCCAGCCCCTGGGCCGCGCTCCGCGAATACCTGCTGGAAGATTGGGAACATGCCCTCGGCGTAACCATGCGCATAGCCGCCGTGCTGATTGACTCGGGCGGCCATCATACCGAGCGGGTATATGAGTTCACACGTAAGCATGAGGCGCGGCGTTGGCACGCCATTGTGGGCCGCGCGGGCATTGGTCGCCCGCTGCTTAGTTCCGGCAGCCGCGTCGGGCCATACAAAACGCTGCTCTATACCGTGGGCGTGGATACCGCGAAAGAGGACGTTTTCACCTCGTTTCGTGTGGATAAGGTTGGCGCCGGGTATTGCCATTTCAGCGATGTGCTGGATGCGGAATTCTTCCGTCAGGTGACGGCAGAGAAGTTAGTCAAAACAACGGAGAAGTTTGTCACTACCATGCGCTGGGTAAAAACCTCCGAGCGCAATGAGGCCCTGGACTGCGCCGTCTACGCGCGCGCCGCCGTCAGTGTCCGCCGCCCCAACTTCCGTAAGCTGGCGCGTAGTTTGTTCCGTCTGACGGAAAAGCTCCGCCACGAGCGCGAGGCCGCCGGTCAGCCCGCGCCCAGGCCAGAAGACGAGATGATCGGCCCCGCGCCCGTCGTTGTTTGTCATTCTGAGCGACCGCAGGGAGCCGAAGAACCTGCGGCTGTTTCTCCGGCACACGCTCCCGAGTTGCCCGCCCCGGCAACTGGTAAGCAATCCTTACAAGTTCAATCCAAGCCCGCACCGGCCCGGCGCAAGCGGGCCAGCATTGCCGATCAGCTCCGCAGCCTCAATCGTCTGCGGTGATTTGCTGCTTACTGTCCGCTGTTATCTGTTTGCTGTTAGCTGTTTCATCTAAATTCGCGCTAATTCCGCTTTCTCGCCCATAACTAAAACATGGGCAGCCTAAAACATCCCTCCACGCCGGTTCCGCAATTCAACGATCCTGACGTGCCAATCGAGCCAACCGCACTCCGAGCCGGAGATACCTGGAACTGGGCGCGCGCTTTCCCGGACTATCCCAGCAACCTGTATCAACTCAAGTACGTGTTCAACAGCTCCGCCAACCGCTTTGTGTTGGATGGCACGCTGGCCACAGATGCGCCCATCACGGCAGATTCAGATAGCCAGACCTTTGACATTCAGGCCCCGAGCGCAGTAACCGCGACCTGCCAGCCCGACACCTATCAACTCGTGGCGATCTTGATCGGCATCGCGGGCACAATGGCGGAGGGCGAACAGGTCACCATGCCGCTGCAAGACGTGCTGGTCGAGGCCAATCTGGCCACGGCCACCGGCCCCGTGGATACGCGCAGCTTCGTCAAAAAACGACTGGACATGATCGAGGCTTGTCTCTCCGGCGACACGCGGCCCGACGTGCAGGAATACATGATTAACGGTCGCCAACTCAAAAAGATCAGCCCGATGGAGTTGGAAAAGCTGCGCGTGCATTACAAGAGCAAATACAAAGCTGAGTTGCGCGCCCAGGGCGAGTACGCTGGCCGCCGCGTAATTGGTTTCCGTATCAGGCCAAGCTTCTGATGGAGGAATTTTCGATGAACGCAGAAACAGAAAAAATCGAGCGCTTGGTTGGGGTGACTTTCGATGGCCACGCCGTGTTCGCTCCATACAAACTCAAGTTCACGTTGTTGACCCACGATAGGCGCGACGGAAACGGATTTTACTTTGATCTCGACTATCAAAACAACGAAAACGGAAGGTTGCGCCCGTTTCTTGCGGTAGGGATTGGAACACATCATTTCCAGTCCGGCTGGCTGTTCGATAACAAGTAATTTTTCTTGAAGGGGCACGGCTTTAGCCGTGCCATAAACAGCCCAAAGAGTAGTTGGGCTTTAGCCCCCGAGGGAAGTTTCTTCCATGAATTCAAAACGACCAAACCTTGTAACTCGCACCATCCGCGCAATCTCCACAGGGATAACTGCGGCGCGGCGTACGCTCACCTCGGATTCCACGCTGGCCCAACTCGGCGGCTCCAGTGGCTTGCAGGGCTTCAACGCCGCCAAGATGGGCCGCCTCACCATGGATTGGCCTACGTCGTCGCGCTCCGCCGATCAGGATTTGTTGGTTGATCTGCGCCGCCTCCGCGCCCGCGCCCGCAATCAAACCATCAACAGCCCGATTGCCAGTAAGTTCCTGTCGATGGTGCGCTCGAACGTGGCCGGGCAGAACGGCGTGCGTCTTACCTTCAAAGTCCCGCAAGTCCGCCAGCGCAAAACAAAAAACGGAATCCCGCTGGATGATGCGGCCAACGCCGAATTGCGGGCAGCGTGGCATGAATGGGGCAAGAAAGGCTCTTGCACTGTTTGCGGACGCTACTCGTGGCGCGAAGTGCAGCGGCTCATGGCGGAAAATGTTGGGCGCGACGGCGAGCAGTTCATTCGCAAAGTGTTCGTGCCGCGTTCCGTCAATCCTTTCGGCTTTCAGCTTCAACTCATCGATGCCGATCAGGTCGATGATTCGTATAACCTGATGGGCCGCGCCGACGGTGTGCAGGTACGCATGGGCGTCGAGGTCGATCAATACCAGAAGCCGCTCGCCTATCACGTTTTCAAAGGCAACCCGTATGAAGCCTCGTTCGGCAGCTCACTGCGTCAGCGCCTGCCGGCCGATCAGATCATTCATTGGATGATTGCCCACCGCACCGGCCAGACGCGCGGCTTCCCCTGGATGGCCGCGTCCATGAGTCAGTTGAACATGCTGGATGGATACTTTCAGGCGGAGTTATCCCGCTCGCGCATCAACGCCTCGATGATGATGTCCATTGAGGATGACAAAGATGCGGACGCGGACGCGGATGAAATTGAAGCGGATGGCATCAACGCGGACGGCTCCAAGGCGATTGACTTGGGCTATGGAAGTGCGCTCGATTTGAGCGGAACGGGGTCGCACCTGAATGACTTGACGCCCAGCAGCCCGAACAACGCTTTCGATCCATTCATGAAGCAATCCGGGCGTCTGATAGCCTCCGGCTTCAACGTGCCGTATCACTCTTTGTTCAATGATTTGTCCGGCGTGAACTATAGCAGCGCGCGCATCGGCGAGCTGGAGGTGCGCGAGTTCTGGATGGAGATGCAGACCTCCATGATCGATAACGTCCTCGATCCAATCTTTGACGCATGGCTCGGCTCGGCGCTGTTGAATCGAGCGATTGATTTGCCTCTCTCGGACCGCAAGCGCCTCAGTGGTGAATCGCTCAAGTGGGAGCCGCGCCGCTGGCCGTGGATTGATCCTCTGAAGGACGTGCAGGCAAATACCTTG